GACATACTATAACACATGCCTATAATAGCTTTTATGAATAAGAAAAAGGCACATAATAATAGATACTTTAAACCACTTTTGAGGAAGTGTGAATTCGCAGTGAATTCCGCCTCAATGTATAAAGGAAAAAGTACTATGAAAAATGCTAAAATTAGTAAGAAAAGAGAAAGCGAAATTGATGCAACAGCAAAGGAACAAGCAGTAAGAATATTGAAGGCTAGTAAATCTTCAGTAAGTACTGTTAGAATCGTAGCTGATGGCATTAGAATCGGTTGTAAGGATAAGAATGAGCAAAGACTAGCCTTGAAGTTATTATGGGTTCGAATTAGCAATTCTTTACTTGAGGAATTCAACGTTGAAAGTATTGGAGCGTTGAAACTATCTAAAGGTAAAAATCTTTACTACTCAACTAATAAAATGGTGAGCGAAGTTAAGGTAGAATTAGGTCTTCGTTCCAAGAAGAAAGCTAGTAAGAAGAAAGCGACTACAATTCAAGCTCATCTTGAGGCAATCAGCGAGCTTATTGAGAGGGAAGAAAAGCCTCTCAAAGCTACATTGTCCGAGGTTAAACAATGCGAGCAATTACTAGCAATTATGAAACAAAGTATCATTAAATAAGCCTAGCTTATTCATCGAGCCTTGAGGGTAAAATCTCAAGGCTTTTTTTTTGCCTTAATAAAATTCAACTACCAGTAAAATTATTTATTCTTTTTTTGTGTGTGCTTTTGTAGAGGTATTCTACATTGTAGAGATACTCTACATTATCCTAAATTTTTTAAGTCATTTGACTAGGTTTGAAGGCCACTTTAAAATATATGTATGTGTGTGAGAAATATTAACTATAAAAGAAAGAGAGTGTGTGCAATATGAAATTGAAAAGATTAAATATTAAAGTGTGTAAGTGGTTGCCTTATCAAACCTTTGTATTCCCTTGTGATTGGAACAAGTGTACTAAATGGTTTAAGGCATGGTGTAATAGTCGTATGCCAACTATAAAAGTAGGTGTGTGAAGTAGAGTACTTCTACATTATTTGTATTCATAGTACTGAATGGGTGGGTGGGTTGGAATTTCTACTGCTATTTGACGTAGTTAATCAATATAATAGTTTTTAATTGAGAAAGGTAGGTGTGTTATGAAGTATATTCACAATGGTGTGAGATACAAACTAGAAGGATTTTCAAGTGACTTCGCAAAGTCCTTGAAAGATAGAGACTACACTAGAGGAGTGCGTGTGCAATCCCTAGGTAGCAAGAGATTCGCAGTAGCTATTACAGACAAAGGAACAGAGATTGTTCGTGGTGTTTTGTCAGATGAAGTTGGTGCTAGTCTCGGTAGTATATTAGATAAAATATTGTAGAGATGTTCTACATTGTAGATAACCTCTACATTATAACAAGGAAGGAAACAAGTAAATGTGTATAGCAATTATAAAACCTAGTGGTATACCAATGCCACATGAGGATATTTTGCACTTAAGTTTTTGTGCAAATCCTGATGGTGCAGGGTTTACTACTACGTCAGAAGATGGTGGCGGTTTTATGATTAGTAAAGGTTACTTCGACTTCGACGAATACTATTCAGCATTGAAGAAGTATGTGTCGACTGATAACCTTGCGTTTCTGCACATGAGAATTGCTACTCATGGAAATGTGGATAAAGGCAACTGCCACCCATTCCCTGTGTGTGATGATTATGAGCTGATGAGGTATGATGAAATAGATAATGCTGACATGGTGTTTATGCACAATGGTGTGTTATCTGTTGATACTGAAAGCAAGGAAGTATCAGATAGTATGACATTCAATAAGATGTTATACATGGGTGGAGTGAATCCTTTCAATCATAGAGCCAAGTTACTTATAGAAGAAATTATAGATGGGAGTCGTATGGCATTCATGAAAATGAATAGACATGGTGTTCCTATATTCTGTAAGTTTGGTAAGGGGTGGCATAAAACAGATAGTGTGTGGTATTCTAATTATTCATATTGCACACCATTATATCCTGCTCCTACTAGTACTAAAGTAACAAACTATGGTGGGTATGGTTTCAGTAACTATAGCTTCGAAGTAGAAGACTTAACACCCGAAGAGGTAGAGAGTGTGGCTTGGGGAGAATGTCCAAGTACTATGCAAACATTAGATAGTCAACACACATGTAAGAAAGCTAAACTAGATTACAGTAATGTAGTCAAGTGGTTGAACAAAGCAAGTGCTGACGAGTTAAGGTTGAGTGGCATGAGTCAGCAGTTCATTGTCGAATGGCAAAAGGAAATAAAAAGTAGAGAAGCTCTACAAAATAAGAAAGGAGTAGATAGTGGAAGCGTCAAAGTATAATCCCAAGACTATACGACAGTTATACAATATATTCAGACGTGGTATAAAATCAAAAGATAATTATACTACTGCTGATTATGAGTACAACTTCGTTAGTCAAGACTTGTACGTTAAGATACGTAAGTATCGTTATTGGACAAGAGAGTTAAGTAGACACTTACAAAACTCGGAGTTACTCGAAAGTAGAAGTTGTAGGTTGAGAGCTTTTTACTATGACATAAACCATGATGGTGGTGGTGGTATGGTAAGAGGACATGATAGTCTAAAGGGTTGTGGTTACATACCTAAAGACTGTGCTATATCATATCAAGAGTTCTGTAAGTATCTAGAAACTGGAGCAATATCATTAGTTATGCAAGTGCAGTTTGGTGGTTACTATTATGTAATGCCCGAACATGTTGTTCAGTTTCGTGGTAGTGCATTCGAGACCATACCTCAATGGTGGTTATGTGATGGGAATGGCTCGAGACATGAGGGACATAGGCATAAAGTTGAGATAGTGAGAGGATATAGGTATTGTAAAGAATATCTAGACGCTAACTATCGTAGGTGTGCAGAGTCCAATGAGTTGTTACATGTTAGTGAGTTCATAGAATACAATGGTAGGAATGACATCTGTAAGAGAGTGTTACTCAAGAATCACAATGTAAGGCAATGTGATAGTTGTGGTAAGATACATGATGACTACCTCTATATCAAGGTTTGTAATGAATGTGGTAGTAGTCAACAGAAACACTTGGATAGTAAAACCTATCTGTCAGAATACCATAACTACATGCCTCTCAAGAAACTTGTGGCTGAAGAAGAAGAGCATGAGGCTATCAAGTACTTCTTGGGTTGTGAGATAGAAGTTGATGGGTATGGGTATCCCGACGAAGAGAATGGTAACGAGGAAGAACTGTTACACATTCGTAGCTTCGAGGCAGTAGGAGATGTGCAACATGACTCATCATTAAGCGAGGGATTCGAGGTTGTACTTAATCCATGTAGTCATGGGTATCTCAAGGTCAGGCTCAAGGCTCTTGTCAATCATCTATCACATGAATGGTCAAGTGGTGGAGATGAACGAGTGGGTATGCACATTCATGTAGGTAGAGACAATCTATCTAACGAGCATATTCGTAGGATAGATTACTTTGTCAATCAACATAAGAATCATATATGTACTTTGGCAGGTAGAGAGTCCGAAGAGTGGTCTAGGTTTACCAAGGCAGAAGACATGAGAGATAGGGATTGGGAAGAGTTCGGTGTTACTGGAGATAATGGTAGGTATGAAGCTATTAATCTAGAGAACAGTAAGACTATTGAGTTCAGAATATTCAGAAGTCCAAGTGACTTCGAGGAGTTCTGTACTATGGTGGACTTGGTGCAAGCTATTGTAGAGTTCAACGAACATACCAATAAGTTGTTTCTTACGAGTAATCATATAACTGTGTGGCACGCATTCAGATTCTTTGTAAGAGAACACAAGTACAAGTATGATAGACTAGTGAAGAAGCAAAGACTAATACTAACGTAGAGATACTCTACAATAATTAAAGGAAAGGAAGGTAGTTATGTGTATAGCTATAGTAAAACCAAAAGGTTGCGAGTTACCAAAGAAAGAGTGGTTAGAAAATTCTTTTGAATCTAATCCCGACGGAGGTGGCTTCGCAGTATTACAACCTAATCAAAGTGAGATAGGTTATATGAAAGGGTACTTCGACTTTGAGGAGTACTACAAAGTGTTGAAGGATAGTATCAAGAAAGAAGATGTAGCCTTGATACACATGAGGATTACTACTCATGGAGGTACTTCGGCAGAATGTTGCCACCCTTTTCCAATCACACAAGATACAAATGTGATGAGGAAAATAAATGGTAGAGCAAAGAAAGTGCTTATGCACAATGGTGTATTAGGTGGAGAATTCGCTAGTAAATCTACCGAGGGTGTATCAGATACAATGGTAATGACCAAGTACATTGCAAGGGCAGGCTTTACTCAATATGGGTCAGCTTTCAAGGTACTTATGAAACCATTGTTGAGTGGTAATAAAGTAGCAGTACTTGATGAGAGTGGATATACTCTTGCAGGGAGTGGTTGGAAGAAAGAAGCTGATGGTAACTTCTACTCTAACGATACATACAGTTATAGTTGGGGTAATATGTGGAGTACACCATGGAAAGGTTGGCAACCAAAGAAAGAAAAAAAGAAATCAAAGTTCTCTTTCCATCAGAACGCTACAAAAATGGAAGGTGGTTGGGAACGTAGAGATGTAAATACTCTATCACAATCAGAACAAAATGAATTAGCATTTGGTAGTTGTCCTTCTTGCTTGAATTACATGCCAAGTGTGACGTATGACAATGATTATATATGTAGAAATTGTAATATAGAATGGACGGGGGTGGAAAGATTATGTCTCTAGAAAATAGTAGAATAACAAACTTGTATATTGTGAATGAAGATGGAGAAGTTGTAGACCAATTTACATTGCAGGCTTGTGAAGAAGTGTTGTATAATAATGGGTACACAATAGAAGAAAAATACTATTGTGATAAAACTAAAACATGGAAGGATTAAACAAATGATAGAAATAGTTGTAAAAACGTATGAATGTATAAATGAAATACATTGTTTAGAAGTAACAGAAGATGAACTAAAACAAATAAATAAAGGCGAAGTTTCTCTTGATTATTTTGATGAAGATACATTGGTATCAAGAGAATGGATAAGTACAAATTATGAAATATTAACAGAAGATGAACTAAAACAAGAAAGAGCGAACATAATCGAACGAAAAATAAAAAAATTAGAAAAACTAAAACAAGGATTAAACAATGAGTAAGGATAAGATACATGATATGTATACAGAAGCAACAGATAAACAACCAAATGAAGATAGAGAAGCATATACTAGGTGGTTAGAAACAGAAGTAATAGCTTTACATAGAGGTCTAACCAAGTATTGTGAAGATGAGATAAGAGATTGCGAACAAGCAGTCAGAGAAGTATCAGACGGAAGTGGAGATATATATGAGGGCAGAGGCGAGTTTGCAGGTGCTATCATTAGAAATCTTGAGAACGCTTGGTATAGGAAAGGGTGGTATAAAGTATGAGTGAAGTAAGGAAAAGAAAAAATAATGGGTTCAAGTTAAGACCTTATAATTATGTGTGTGAAAAAGATACTATGATTAAAACAAGATTGTTAGGAAAAGCCTTGCCTCCATGTGTAAATTGTGGTCTAATGCAAGCAGTAGGAAACATTGGTGAACCTTGTGGTAGATGTGGTACAATAGTACCCGACCCAAATTGGGAGGACGGCTATGACGAATGGACTGGAAAACGAACTATATAATATCCAACAAGAATTAGAATATCAGTCTATAGAAATAACTAATGAGAGATATAAAAAAGCTCTTAAGGATATGGAGAATAGGGGTAGGTCTGGAGAAACTAAACCAGTTATACTCCTAATCTCTAGAGCTACTGAAGGATTAGCTAAAGCTATTGAAGAGTGGATAGACCCTATTGATAAATCACAAGGGTGGAATGCAGGTAGGAAAGCAAGTGTTCGTTCTATTATGAAAAATTTAGATTTATCTTCTTTTGAAATAGCTTTCTGTACTCTTAAAGTTTTATTCAATCATGTAGTATCAGAGAAAACAGATATGGCTAAACAAACTGCTGTGTGTATGTCTTTAGCTGAACAGTTACAACATGAAACTAATTATAGAAGATTTAAAAAAAGTGAGCCTGCAATGTTAAGGTCAATACAAACACATGTTAAACATTTAGATACTTATAAACATAAAGAGTTAGTGTTTGTAGAAAAAGCTATGCTTGACAAAGGTATGAGTATGTGTATTATAGACAACGAAGATAAGTTAAGACTTGGACACAAGCTATTAGAATTAGCAATAGAACATACTGGAATGTTTGAGTCTAAAAGAATTAGATTGAGTAAAAAGAAATCCCCTTTCATAGTACTACCTAGCGAGGAGGTCATGAAGTTCATTGATGATAGTAGTGACCTTCTCGCATTTTTTACTCCTACATACAGACCAATGATAGTGCCTCCCGTGAATTGGACTTCCCTTTACACGGGAGGTTACTTATCACAACACCCAAAGTGGAAGCCTGATTTAATTAGACGTATGACTATAAAACAACATAGAGATTTAGCTAATGAAAAATTAACTAAAGTAAGAGACGCAGTAAATGTAGCACAACAAACTAAATGGGCTATAAATAATGACGTTTTAGATGTGTTAAAAGAAATGTGGTTTAATCAAGGTGGAGGTGTAGCAGGATTACCTAACGCTGACCCAATTGAATTACCTATAAGACCTTGGGATAAAATGCCTAAAGAAGAATGGAAAAAATTTAGAAAAGAAAATAAAGAATTAGTTTCTACTTATTCTAAAAAGTGTGCTGATATTTATACAGAAAATAGAGAGATGGCTTCAAAAAGATTAGCTTTAGTTTGTCAGATACAAATAGCAGAAGACTACTCTAAATATAAAGAGATATATTTTCCTTGGAATTTAGATTTTAGAGGTAGAATGTATCCTATTCCTACTACATTAAATCCTCAAGCTAATGATATTGGTAAAGGATTATTAAAATTTGCTAATGGTTATCAACTTACACAGACGGGTAGGTATTGGTGGAAAGTAGGGTGTGCTAATGCTTGGGGAGAAGATAAAGTAACTTTTATTGATAGAGTTAAATGGTTTGATGATAATAAAAATATGATATTTGAGTGTGGTAATGAGCCTTTATCATATACAGAGTGGACTAAAGCTGATAATCCTTTTCAGTTTTTAGCTTTCTGTATGGAGTATGCTAATGGTAGTGGTATATCTTACTTACCAGTAAATATGGACGGAACTTGTAATGGGCTACAACATCTATCAGCTATGTTAAAAGATAAAATAGGAGGTAAAGCAGTAAACTTATTAGACTCAGAAAAACCACAAGATATTTATAGTGAAGTAGCAGAAGAATTAAAGAGTGTATTAAATAAAGATACAGATAAACATGCTGAAATATGGTTACCTATTGTGGATAGAAAGTTAGTTAAGACTGGTACTATGACTACTCCTTATGGTGTTAGTGAGTATGGATTAAAAGACCAAATACTAGATAGCTCTAAAGAAAAATTAGATGGGTACACAGTTGATAAGTTTAGAGCTTCAGTATATTTAGCTGATAAATTAGGAGAAGCTATTAAAAATATAGTTGTAGGTGCAAGAGATACTATGGATTGGTTTGATGTTTTAGTAGAAGAAAGTGACCAACTATTTCTAAAGTGGAGAACACCTTTAACAGACTTTCCAGTAATACAAAGTTATCAGAAAACAAAAAAGAAAAGAATTAATTTATTTATTGGTAGTCAAAGAATACAGTTACACTTACATAAGAAAACTGATACACCTGCAGAGGGTAAACAAAAGAGTGGGTTCAGTCCTAATTTTGTACATAGTATTGATGCTTGTATGTTAATGGAAACTCTTTCAAGACTTTTCCATGAACGTAATGTGCGTGAGTTTAGTTTAATACATGACTCTTATGGTACACATGCAAACTACATAGAAGATTTACATGAAATTTTACGGCAAGTTTTTGTTGACATCTATAAAAATGGAGATATACTTCAAAGTATTAAGAGTCAATTAGGAGGAGATACAGAGCCTCCTAAACTTGGAGAGTTGGATTTGAAAGAAGTACTTATAAGTAAATATTTCTTTCATTAAAGTTGCTCCTTAATAGGAGTATTATAATAACTACTATACAAAGGTACTTATAAGATGGACTATGAAATACAAAACAATGGCATTGCAATATTTAAAAAAGCATTTACAAAAGAAGAGTGTCAGTTTTATATCGACTTCTTTGAACGCTCTTACTCAAGAGGGCAACATTTTAAACATGGTCATAATGAAGTAGATGATACAAGAACACAGATACTAAGTGCTACTAATACAAGAGGAGATGGTAATTTCTTAGATAAGTTATGGAATATTTTATATCCTTTGTATATTAATAAGTTTAATACATTGAAAGAAGTACCCGTAAGTGTTATGTCTGTTAAGGTACAGAAAACAAAAGTGGGTGGTGGTTACCATAAGTGGCATCACGAAACTAGTTTTCCCAACTACATGAATAGAATGTGGGTTGGAATGTTATACTTAAATACAGTAGAGGAAGGTGGAGAAACAGAATTTCTTTCACATAGTGTGAGAGTAAAAGCAGTAGAAGGGGACTTTGTAATTTTCCCTGCTACATATACACATAATCATAGAGGTAATCCTCCTATTAGTAATGATAAATATATTGCTACTAGTTGGGGAGAGTACCAATACAAATAGGAAGGTAGATAACATGAGTAATATAGTTAGATTAGTAACACCCGTTGGTGTAGGCAAGTATGTGTTTATCAACGAACCCCAAACTAAGTTTGACCCTAATGGGATATTCAATGTTAGTTTGGTTATGTCAGAGCAAGACGCTACGCCTCTAACCACAAAGTTAGATGAGCAACTAGAATTAGCTAGAACGCAGGCAATGGAAAATGCAAAGCCTCAGAAGCGTGAGTCTCTAACAACTAACAAACCATACGTTAAAGAGTATGATGATGACGGAGTAGAAACTGGTAACATTGAATTTAAATTCAAGATGACTGCCAAGTATACTACTAGAGATGGAGAAGTTCGTGAGCGTAAACCTACTATTGTTGACGCTAAGAAGAATCCAGTTAATGAGATAGTAGGTAGTGGTAGTAAATTAAAAGTTGCATTTAATGCACGTCCTTACTACATGCCATCTGCTAATGCTTATGGTGTATCTTGTTTCTTATCAGCAGTACAAGTGATAGAGTTACGAGGTGTGGATTCAAGTGACTTCGGAGAAGAAGATGGGTTTGTCTCTACTGCAGTTGCAGAAGAAGTAGTAAAGGTTACTGCTAAGGAGACAACTACAAGTGACTTCTAAATCCAAGAAGCGTCCTTCTAAGATTAAGAAGAACGACCCAAGCTTGAGGCATGGATTTCGCTCGGGCTTGGAGTATACTTTTGCTGAAGACTTAGAAGACAAAGGTGTTAAGTATGATTACGAGTCTAATGTAATTAGTTATGTTAGACCCGAATCTTTACACCGATATACTCCAGACTTTTTTGTTGAGTGTAAAAGTGGAAAGACTATAATTATAGAGACTAAAGGTAGGTTTGTATCTGCTGATAGAGTTAAACATTTACTTATTCAGAAGCAACAACCCGACCTTGATATTAGATTTGTGTTTAGTAATTCAAGTCAACGCCTAAACAAAAGAAGTAGAACTACTTATGGTATGTGGTGTGAAAGATATGGATTTCTATATGCAGATAAAAAGATACCTGATGAATGGTTGGAGGAATAAAATGGAATACAATACAGAAGATAGTGGAGAGAGACACGAATACGATAGTGGTATGATAAGAGATACTAATAAAGGTAAAGCAAAGTTCAATTTACTTATGCCAATAGGTGTTAGGTATGAAGAACAAATGTTAACTAGGTTAGCTGAGCTAATGACTAGAGGTGCAGAAAAGTACGGGGATAGAAATTGGGAGAAAGCTGATACTCAAGACCTTGATAGGTTTAAAGAATCAGCGTTCAGACATTTCATGCAATGGTTTGCTGAAGCAGATGATGGCGAAGACCATGCGTCAGCAGTTATGTTTAATATACTAGCTTATGAAACTACTTATACTAAACATATATTGAATGAACCTTATGACTACCCTGATGAAGATGAATTAAATAACATGGAGAAGTATTATGCCAAAAGGTAAAGGTACATACGGAAGTAAAGTAGGAAGACCACCTATGAAAAAGAAAAAGGTTGAAAAGAAAGCAATGAAAAAAGGTAAGAAATAATGCCACCTAAAAAAGACCCTAGGTTAGCAAGGGCAGGTGTTAGTGGGTTCAATAAACCAAAGAGAACCCCTAACCACCCTAAAAAATCCCACATTGTGGTAGCTAAAGAGGGTAGTAAAATTAAAACAATTAGGTTCGGAGAAAAAGGAGCAAAGACTGCAGGTAAACCAAAGGCAGGAGAGTCAGCTAGAATGAAAGCTAAACGTAAATCATTCAAAGCTAGACATGCAAAGAATATTGCTAGAGGTAAAATGTCAGCAGCTTATTGGGCAGACAAGGTAAAATGGTAATATAATGGAAGGATTACTATGGAAGAGAATGGAACGGCAATTAGGACACACCTTCCTTGTGATGTGTGTGGTAGTTCAGATGCGTTAGCAGTATATACAAATGGTACATATTGCTTTTCGTGTAAGACTTATACTAAAACGGAAGGAGATAGTATAGTGGAAGTTAAAGAAGAAAAGAAAAACATTGAGTTCATTAGTGGTAAGTATCAAGCACTTACTAAACGTGGAATCACAGAAGAAACTTGTAGGAAGTTTGGATATAAAGTAGGTAAATGGAGTGGACACCCTTGTCATGTAGCTTCTTACTATAAGAATGGTACGGAAGTAGCTCAACATATTAGAACCCCCGATAAGCAGTTCCCTTGGACTGGAGAATCAAATAAGATAGAATTGTTTGGTCAACATCTATGGCAACCACAAGGCGAAAATCCTAGGTTAATTATAACTGAAGGAGAGATTGACGCTATGTCGATTAGTCAAGTGTTCAATAACAAATGGGCAGTAGTATCTGTTCCTAATGGTGCTTCATCAGTAGGTAAATATCTACGACAAAACCTAGAGTTTATTGAATCCTTTGATGATATAGTATTAGCATTTGATAATGATAGTGCAGGTGTCGAAGCAGTAGATGAAGCAGTAAGTATAATTAGTTGTGGTAAGATAAGAGTATTATCATATCCTGATGGATACAAAGACCCTAACGACTTGTTAGCTAATGGTAAAGGTGGTCAGCTTGTAGCGAACATATTTCAAGCAAGACCTTATAGACCTGATGGTATTCTTAATGGTACTGAGTTGTGGTCTTATGTTTCTAAACCTACTGAAGATGGGATTAGTTTACCATACCCCGAACTATCTCATATGTTGCGTGGTCTACAAAAGGGAGTGTATATGTTTACTGCAGGTTCTGGTGCAGGGAAATCAACCTTTGTACATGAGATTGGTTATCATATTACACAAGAACATGGAGAGAAGTTAGGTGTAGTAGCATTAGAAGATAGTACACAAAAGACTGCATTGCGTTATCCTAGTTTATATCTTAATAAAAGATTAGAATTAGAATCAGTAGACTCAGAGTTATTACGAGACGCTTATGAAAAGACAATCAACAATGAACGCTTCTACTTATATGACCACTTCGGTTCACTTGATAGTGATAATCTTATGAGTAAGATAAGGTTTATGATTGT